CTGTGGATCATCCCATGTGTAATAAGGTTCACTTCTTAGAACCTCTTCCAATTTGTTCTGATCATTCCAACCAGATCTATTCTTGTAGTTTTTAAAACAAGGGAACGTAGTTAAAATCTGACCACCCTCGTTTAGACTGTCTTTGATATTATCAATAACGGTTGCGTCTATCAACCCTTCACCAAAAACACCACACAATATTATAAAATCATACTTCTGTGGTAATGGTTTCTTTACTATATCCAATATCGTTACAGACTTATAGTATGGTTTTGATAACTCACACATCCTCCATGATATGTCGTATCCATCCCAATCAGATCCACCGTGTTGTTTTGATAACAACCCAGAACCTATACCTATCTCTGCGACTGTCTTGCCTTCTAAACTAATATGTTTATTTATAAATTCACTTACGTGAGTAGGCAAACTCCAATTCCAAGATATCAAATCCTCTTCGTATTTTGCCCATCTATTATATCGTTCTGCAATGAGATCTGATTGGTTAAATTTTCTTCTATCTGGATGCAATGACTTACCCAACTATTCCTCTACTGACTAATTCGTTACGGATCTTCTGCCTTTTCTTAGGTGCTAAGTGTGCACTCTCAAGTTCTTTCTGCAACTCGTTAGTTGGTGTTGACTTCATAAAGAAGTGTTGTACTGTCTTCTTATTCGAACCCTTTGCTCGAATTGTCTGACTCTCTTTAAATTTAACTGGCATGTTTTTCTCCTATCATGTCTTTGGTCATTATGTAATCACGAACAAAGTCGGATCGAACAATATCTGCCCAAGTGAATTCAACTGTGGTGAAGTTCTTCATCAGTTCGAGAATGCCCATGAATTTCATGATACCTCGTTTGTCTCCTTCTTTGACAAAGTCTGATTGATAATAATCTCCACAGAATATTATTTTACAGTTATGACCTACTCGTGTAATTATCGAGTCCAACTCGTGAAATGTCAAGTTCTGCATCTCATCTACAATAACCACAGCATCGTTGATAGTAGTACCACGAATGTGACTTGTAGATATAAATTGTATCTGACCGTTCTCACTTAGTTTAGAGTATGCTTCTTTATCTTCGAACAACTCTGTACATATAGAGACGTATGGTGCAGTGTATGCTTCCAACTTCTCTTCCAGTGAGCCTGGCAGAAATCCTATCTCCCTTGTAGGTACAATAGACCTACAGATAACAACTGATTCCATGTTGTTACTTTTATCAAGTACTTCTTCCAGTGCGAGATAGAGTGCACTGAATGTTTTACCTGTACCTGCGGATCCAGATAACACTAAGTGTGATCCAGATTTGTATGATTCGAATACTACCTCTTGACCTTGAGTCATAGGATCAACGGTCACGAGATGTCCCGCATCTAATTTACGAGGTTTTACTGGGTTTACTTTACGCATAGATTAAGTCTTAATAGTGTTGTTTTTGCCAGCGCCTGCTTTGATTCGTTTCAGATGGTCATTCCAATCTGATCCTGCAATCTGTCGTGCACTCTTGTGTCCCGAAGTTAATGCAGGTGCAACAGTATACACCCGTTTCATATTCGGATTGTCGTTTAGGTACTGATCGTACTCTGAGATTTTAAGCATCACATCGTGCACTTCATTGGTCTCATTATCTTTAAATTCATATATAGGCATAATTTATTTTCCGTTCCATACGACATCCCTCCGAAGAGGGATGAAGAGATATGGTCACCTTCCTTATTGAGTCATTTGTTGTTCAACAATGGTTTGATTTAAGTAGACCTGCTTCTTTGCTAATTTATAAGCAAGGTCTGCTTTACCTTTCTTTTTCATTCGCCGGATATAGAAATCTAATTCTTTACTATCCTGCTTCAACCGTTCCAATTGTTTTTCTGACATCAACACCTCTCTTTGTTAGTGGGTTTATTTAAGGGTTAAGGATCATATAGTTTTACTTCACTATTAGGGTGGGGAAAATCTCCTCTGTTAGTTTTTTGGTTAAGAATTTCACTGGTGGTTCTTTATTCACCATGGACAAAACAATGACCGCATCTTGGGGATGAATACTCTCCAACATACGAATGAATATGTTCTCACGTTTATACTGTGGGACATCCGCACCACCTTTCACAAAGTACCCGAATTCTTTATGCTTCTTCAGCAGTGAACTTGGGGTGGACTCTGGAATGTTTGGTTTGTACGGGGGTTTTCCTTTGGGTAAAAGGAATTCAAGAGAGTCATCGAACGTGCCTCTCAAGATGTCTTTAAGTGCGGGTACGTTTTGGTATTTAAGCAATACCTCTTTCCTACCTGCTTTGTTCTTCTGTTTTTCGAACTCTTCTAAAATCTCGAAGACCTCTGGTTGCTTGGGTTCATAATTCATAATTTATTATTCCTTCTACTCTATTATATAGGGTTATTAAGTTCTTGATACGAGTACTTATATCAAAAATAATGTAAAAAAATCCCCTCCGAAGAGGGGACGAAAGGGGGGTTATTCACTTAGGAATCATTACCAATCTTCGGTTTTTCCCCCGAAAGTTTAAGCAGCGGCAAACAATTCAGTTGCCTTCTGCTTGTAATTCTCGACCACAGCACTGAAGTCTTTTGACTCACCAGTACAAACGTAAGGTTTGTTGTAAGAACCAATGTTGATGTCAACGTAGTGACTTCTGTGGAAGTAATCAGTCATTGGATCATCTTCACAATAGAAGTCTTCACCTTCCATTGCAGACTTGAGTTCTTGAAGGAACTTAACAACAGTCGGGTTAGAACCGTAGTTGTCTTCGATCCAGTAGGTGTTAACGTCAACGTACTGATCTTGCAATCTATTAGCAAGTGACTGACAATCATAAGGATTGCATTGTGTGTCGTAGTGTCTGCTATTCACCATGCTTTCATTCTTCGCACCGATGATATCAAGAGCACCCTCTTTAATCTTACAGACTAAACTTGAATGATGTCTGATTGCTAAAGTACCTTTCATGCCGTACTTCTTGAGTACTGCCTTGATCTGTGGTGCTAACTTCTTTTTGTCTTCTTGTGATACATATGCCATAATTTAATTCTCTCTCAATTTGTTGCGGGTTAATTCCCAATCAACGTACCTATTATCTCATAGGTAGATGCATTTGTCAAGCGTTTTCTTGAAATAAATGCAAGTTTTTTTAGAAATAAGGGTTCTCCAGTTCGATCTTGCTACTACCCAGAGTACCGAATGGTTGCTCTGCAATAGACTCAATTGCACACTGGTTGTCATATTTCTCTCTCTGAGAGTGGCACAGTGCTATTGCCTTTCTCTCTGCGTCCCTTGGACTGTCTGCGTACACATAGTACGATACTGTTGCTACATATCTATTTTCTTTCATTATTTCACCCATATGTGGTTATACTTGCTTGGTAGGTTGTCACATGACCAATCAGTATCCCCGTAGTTAATTACCTCTACACACTCCTTGGTAGAGTTCGATACCATTACGTCTGGCATATCTAAAATTGTTCCCATTGCTTGGTATCCGAGAATGGCAACTAAAACTCCAATTACACCCAATAATACATTATTTAATTTCATGTGGTCTTACTCCAAAAATCTTAGTTAGTTCTTGCATCTCTTTCTCAGTAGGTTTGAAATGCGGGTTAAGGAAGTACTCCATAAGAAGACTTCCTTTTTTGTATCCTTTTGCCATTATCCTTCCACCCTATCGTGAATGGCAACAGCACCGTAGAACGTACCACCAAGTAGTTTGTCACAAAGTCTTGAAAACCTTGAGTCACTTGTTCCTGCGTAGTTTCCACCGAACATAGTCCACTTGTCTTTCTTAGACACTGGAATCAATCTGAGGATCTTCCTTCCACCGATTGGTTCTGCCATCACTAACTCTGCGGCGGGGTACTCCTCGCACGGTTCGAACGGCCCTTCTGCGTTTACCACAGTGAAACCTTTTGCATAACTTGACTCACCACCTGCGGTGCAGTCCATGTTATCGAAGAACGGATCACCGTACGGTGCCTGTCTATATGTACTTACATGAATTCCCATAATATAACTCCTGCCTACTGGCAATCAAATGCGACTACAAAGTAGTCTGTTAACTCGTTGGCAACCGCAAACTCTTCTGCTTCTGCCTTCGTCTCAAAAATCTCTTCTCTCAATTCTCCACTCTCTTGAATGTAGAACACTAAATCTTGCACCATCTTTTCCTCCATTAAAAACATATTATAACTTGTTTTGATAACAATGTCAAGCGTTTTCTCAAACTAATTTGCATAATTTTATAAAACACGCATCCATCTCCTGTGTCCAAACCTCGAACGGAGATCTCCTCACAGTGTTTGACATTCCTCCTACCTTGTCCACAACATAGGCAAGGAAGTACGGATCTCCACTTCTCACTACTAATTCATCATCTGAATACAGTTCCAACTCCATATGGTTGGCAGTAACATAAGTAATCATTCTGGAAACCTCACTGGTCGATAGTTAGTTAGATCCCAGAAGTGGTCTGGGAGAATAGAGAATGTTCCTAATGGGGCAATGAAACTTACTCCATCTTTAAAAGAAACATACGTTAGATTTTCTAAATCCATAATATAACCTATTTAAGTAGTTCAACAACAAAAGGGAATAGCATTAAAAGCATTCCAGTCACAAAGTCTTTATCCATCATCCAAGTCATAATCTCTCCTTTCTCTCTCAATTACTAGTATATTATAACTTGTTTTGATAACAATGTCAAGCGTTTTCTTTACTTATTTTCACTTATATGGAGAAATTCTGTACACTTAGAACACTTGCCACATGCTCGTTTTGATGAATGTACACAAGAATGTACATATTTCTGAAGGTGTTTGGGGATAGAGTCCCACTGCTCTTTCTTAGTCATATGACCAAGAGGTGCGGACATCTTAGTTGGGATATTGATTAGGTTCAATACACGTTCTATTGATCTTTGATGTTCTTCGGCATAGGGCATCTGCTTATCATTCGATGCATTAAAACCAAAATAGATCTTATGAATGTGGGGGTTATTTACATTCACCATCTGCATGATGTTACACCATGTAAAAAAGAATGGGGGATGTATACCAAGATCAAAGTAATGATCTAATAGTTTTTGTTTATCGGTTAGGGGGTGTTCGTTGACATATTCTATGTATCTCAAATCAACATCAAGATTGGACGCAATAAGATCAGCACATTCGGATTGCTGTTTCCAACCCAGTCCAACTTCTACATGTATTACTAATGGGTTCATACCCTGCTTCACAACATGACATAACAATGCAGTGGACTCTACTCCACCAGAGAATGCAACTATGCAGTCGTGGTTCACGGAAATATTGCTCGTTCCCATTTCTTCTTGGGTAGATGTTTTGAGTGGATCTTACAACCTATGAATTCGTTGTAGTAATCTTCACGTAACAGAACGTCACGTAGGAACTGTTCCTTTGCTTCAAGGTAAGAACATTCACCTTTTGTTTCACACAAGTGTAGGATCTCACGGTAGTATGCATCTCCACCTTTCTGCTCTACAAGTGCCTTCAGATGCTCTGAGGATCCGTAGTAGTCCTTCCAGTCACTTTCCTTAACTACTGTGCGTTTCCTTGACTTACCTTTCAATGGTGGGAGTCTGCGTTTGCTCCAGAAGAATTTCTTACCGATATACTTCTTACCAGTATCACGCTCTGTAATAAGATAGACGAACCCGACATACTTGCCGAGTTCGTCTTCTGTTGGTTCGAATATTAAGTTGTTTTTATGCCAAGTCATACCTGTATATAGGTATTACTCAACTCCTTCAATAAACTCTGGTATGGCATCTTCTCCGCACATAGGACAGTGCTGTGGATGATCATTGTCATACAATACTTCTACGACAGTTGTTATATCACATATACCACATTCTATCTCGTATTTACCACTCACGCCGCACATCCTTGTCCATCAAGACCACATGTTTCTGGTTGAGGGCCGACTTCTTCCCATCCCCATTCACCTTCCATTCCATTCACGGAATACTCAGTGACACGTTTCTCAAAGAAGTTATCATGTGACGCACCATTCAGTACCCAGTCCAACCACGGTAGTGGATTGTCCTTTACACCAAACTTAGGTTTCATACCCAGTTGTAATAGTCTACGGTCTGCAATGTGTCGGATGTATTGCTTAACATCTTCTTCAGTTAGACCTTCGATAGTACCAGACTTATATGCAAGAGTAATGAACCTGTCTTCTAACTTAACAGCATTCTTTGCCATCTCATAGATCTTAGACTTGAGTTCGTCATTAACAATACGTGGATGCTCTTCACAGAACTCACGGAATAGTTTCGCATTACCTTGTACGTGCATAGTCTCATCACGGATAGACCATTCTACGATTGTTCCCATACCTTTCATCTTACCGAAACGTTGGAAGTTCAACAACATCACGAACGATGCGAACAGAGACATACCCTCATTGAATACAGACTGTGCAAGTATTAATGCAAGTCCAGTATGGGTATTGATGTTACCCTCTTTCATGAAGTCAATCTTGTCTGCCATCTCTTTGTATTCCATGAACGCAGAATGTTCTTCATCTGGTAATCCCAGAGTATCATTCAATAGTGCGTATGCACGTTGGTGTACTCCTTCACGATTAGCAAATGATGATAGCATGTTACGGATCTCGTTGTTCTTAAACTTCGGGATCAATAACTCGTGGTAGTTCTCCCCTACCTGTACGTCTGACTGCGTGAACAACCTCAGTACTTGAGTAACAAATTCTTTTTCTTCTTCTGATAATTTAGTTCTCCAGTCTTGGATATCTTCCGAGAGTTCTGCCTCGTCTTCTACCCAGTGGATCTCTTCATGTTTCTTTACCAATTCCACTGCCCAAGGGTAGAGGAAAGGTTTATATGTTTTACTAAAATCTAATAGTGCCAT